AGTTCGTCGAAGAAACTCAATATCCTCAAAAGCAAAATTGAAGAGACAAGCGTGGTAGTGAGGACGGCCACCGTGCGTCCCATACTCACCAGCCATGTAAAAACGAATTGGAGCAATACTTTTCCCAGTTCGAACATCAATGTTCTCCTTGTGTCCTCTAAATCGTTTCCTAAGCCGCTTCATAAACTTCTGAAAATCCGAATGTCTTAAACTGTTCCAAGGTGGCGTTTCTTCATACGTCAACGTTATGAAACAATTTCTTTCCCACAACTGGGCCTCGTGCATGCACCGTACGGCCCACTGTCTCGATCTCTCGAGCAGACAACCTTCGCAATGTCCGCAAGGAAGCTTTAATTCTTGTACCGCGTCGTTTCGTCGCCAAAATACAACTTCCTTTTTATCTGTCCGCCACGCCTGGAGCGGGCTGAAACACGGCATTGTTCAAAGTCGCCATCCACCGCGCATTGGATTACTGCGCAGGTTTGCCACTTTTGTCTTACTTACTTGCTTTCTAAACTTGCTGGCCGATCGGCCTTTGTTTACGCTCATTCGCTTAACTGGTCGCATAACGCTCTCCTAGTTTTGTGCGGTCGCACATTTTTGTCGCATAATCATTATTAAGTTCAATAACTTACGCTACATGTTGTTACAACCTACTCTACTTTGTTCCCCTCGTACACTTATACTTTAGTACGGGGGGCCCTACCCTTCTATTAAAACGGGTGTCACCTAGCACACTTTAAAATCAAGTACATCCGTGTGCTACTGACGCGGCCCCTTATTCAGGGGCCTTGTCTGCATCGACCGCTGACGCTGGGTCGACGCTACCTTTGTCCGCTTTCGCGGCTTCCTTTTCCTGCTTTTTGATCTCTGCCTGTTTTGCATCGACCATCGCAAGAAACTTAGCTGGATCGTTATCGACTTGAGCTCTAACTTCCCCAGGCAATGAAAGAAACGCAGCATCCGCTTCTTTCATCATATTCTGCAACTCATGGTAATCCTTTGGAATTACCGTTGCATCAAACTCCTTCCAATTCACTTCTTGAGCGGGAAGAACGCCGTATTTCCTTATCATTACATTTAAATCAGTTTCAGCTTTCATATTTTGCTGAGCCAGACTTTCGTCTTCACATACGAGCGCGGTGTTTTTCGACACCTCATCCCGATCGTAATTGTATGGAGTTCTAACTTCCATCATTGCAACTTCTCCAAAAGTTCTAACGCTTTACCAAACGTACGCTCGCCAGAATCCTTAAGATTTTGAAAATACTTAATAACATCTCGCTCTGTCGGCATCGCGTTTTCTATATTTACACTTGTTTCAATCAAACCGTCTAACAACGTTTTGTTAAACCCAAACTTTAACTGCTTGTACGCCTCAGGATCTAAATCTTGAGCCGACTCTAAAGTCATAACTAATAAACGCTTTTCGCGTATATCTAATGACTGTAACTCCTGACGAACTTCGCTCTCGCTAATATTCGTCCTAATCTGATCAACCCTTGCTTCAATCTCCGCGGGTTGCATTCTTGCTACTTCACGCTGAGCACGTTTAAGACTGGCCTCAGCCTCCCGGAGTGGGGCCATTTGCCTTAAATTCTCCGCGCTATTAATCGTAGCGCCCAAATCTGGCATGCTCGCACTGGCTCCGCTCATTGCGGCATTGCCTCCTAACTTTGTAGCCAACATAGGGTTTAAACCAGCCGCTTTCATATCTGCAACCGCACGCTGATATTGCGTACGGCTGCTTGTATCTTGAAACTGCATCTGCTTATTCGCAGATCTTTGATTAAATAACCCAGTTGCTACACTTCCAGCTAATGCTCCAAGTATTTTTGGCGCTGCCGCGCTCCAAAAAGCCATCAGAAATGATCCACTAATCCGGGCACGCTATACATTGGCATTGGTCTAGCCATATCTATATTGAAAAACGCATCAAATATAAACTGCTTTCCGTCCGCTTCCGAACCTACTGCAACAATACGATCAACTGGCGGATTATCCTCAATAAATGTGGCATTAAGGGTTGGCAATGAACCAAAATTCTGAGCCAAATGCCAAGCATCTAATGTACCTGCCGAGGTTGATCGCATATAACCAGTAACTTGACTGGGCTTATAACGGTATTCCGCCCAACGTTCCTGATAACCAAATACGCCATCGTCATTAGCCGTACCGTCACAGTAAATCTCACGATTCTCTATCGCTTGTTCGCCCAAATGCGAAAAGACTGGGAAATAAAAATCATAACGCGTAGAACGCGAATACATCTTATGCAAGCCTTGTTGGTACGTCAGGTCAGCCCGTACCGATGCAAGGCCGATAATAATGCCATGCTCAGTAAAAGACTGAGAAAAACCGTGACCGTCAGCCAAACCAGTACCAACAGCACCCAACGTACCAAGGGGAGTGTCTGTTCCTGTAGCTGCCGTTGCACTTTGCTGAGCAATTGGATTAATAACGATCGGAGCACTTCCACCTCCCAAATATTCTGGTCGCTGTAAACGTGCGTCTGGACTTATAACGCCAAAATGGCTCCGCACGATCTCTGTATATCGTGTACCTCCGCGTGCATCACGTTCCAACAAACGCTGCACTTGGAAACTATTACGAATGCTATTAATTGTCGCAGCTGTCGCAGTCGACAAATCCGCATACAACCCATCGCCGCTACCGTGCGTCGTGGTACCAATAGCTATCTGACTACCAGCACCTACATACAAACCACGTTCTGCACTATCTGTAGTGCTGTATACATTAACAAACGACGTTCCCGCACCGTCAAACGCAACATTAGCTCTATCACCTAACGGTAACGTTACGGCGTCACCTTTTTGTGGCCACGGTAGGGCAGAGGTAAAGTAATCATGCCGCTTTCCGCGTCGTAATAATGAGTAATTAGAATAGGTGTCCGGCCCATCGCCTTTATCCACAGTAACACTGTCCTGTAAATTCTCATCGCGGAACCATTCGTTCCAGATGAGGTTATAAGCTCTTGTAAATAAGGCCGAGTGGGTAACCGTACTTGAACCATCAACTTGTCCTGCTGTTGGCAGCCCCATGTAATCTTGCAGTGAATTCACCGCATAACCACCAGTTGGGCTGGTCATTGTCGGTATCGTGTAATCGATACTGCTATCTGGGTTCGGATCTCTCTCACCCATAAATCTTTGCCAATTCGACCAAACAAGTCGATTAGGTACAAAGAAAAAGAAGGTGTCCAGGTACATATTGTCCATAACTGGGAAGAGTGGGGTAGCCAGTCGTGTAAACGCCGTCATCCGACAGTTAAAACTGTCACCTGGCAACACCTCGTCCACATAAATTGGGACTAAATTGCCCGCGTCAAAAGCCGTCTTCAACGTTTTCTGCGCGTTAAACTTCGAGCGGGGTATTTCCGCTCGAGGGATCATTGAAAACTGGTGTGCATCCGCACTCCGATTCCTATGCATCATTGCCATGTCATTTCACCTTTTGTATGTATCCTTCGCGATCTTTCCATCGCTGCCAATAATCTCTTTCAACCTTTGGAACTTCCAAAGTCTCCTTAGTCAAAACCCATTTAGATAACGCATGAATAAAAGCAACATTTGCACCCGGCAAATTAACCAAATCCCTCAGATTACAATCAACTTTCATGCGCAACCTCCGTCTTCAAACTTGCGCAATTCGCTAATTTTTCAGCTTTATCAAACACAGACATAACTCCTGTCTGTTCATCCCATGAACCTATTACGAATAGGTCAAAATCAGATGCGTGATTAAACAATTGCGCATTTTGCGGATTGTTTACTGCATCTTGAAATTCTCTTAAGGCGACACCCCTTGTTGGTGGATAGAAGGGATCTTTATATGCATTTGCTACATTGTCGTACAAAACTACTACTGGCTTTTCCATCATAAGTTCCTTTGTAATTGCTTTAATTTCGCTTGGAGCACTTTTTGACGTGCGCCAAGATCTGGTTGTTGTTCCTCGCATTCTTTAACTCCTTGCAACGCACGCGACTGCTGAACAAATTCGTACAGATCCGGTGCTTGCTGCTCTAATCGTTTGAAGTAATAGCGGGGTGGTTTTGCTTTGTGTCCGTTTACTACTACGTAGTCGTGCGGAAACACATCGTTTCTATATTTATCTATAAAGTTTGCGCCGATGCCTGGCTTTAAACTCATCTTGTTATATTCAGGAACCCGTGGCATCACTTCACCGGTTTCCCAATCAATAACTTGTCCTTTTGTATTTTCCTCCTCATTCATCTTTTTCATCACATAACGTGCAACATAAGCAGCAGACTCAAAAGTGACATCACCAACAGAACTAAAACCGTGCGGCCATAAGCTTTCCAACTGTGCCGAGCGATAGAGGTTAGAACCGCTGTTAGTTCGTCGAAGAAACTCAATATCCTCAAAAGCAAAATTGAAGAGACAAGCGTGGTAGTGAGGACGGCCACCGTGCGTCCCATACTCACCAGCCATGTAAAAACGAATTGGAGCAATACTTTT